GACAAAGATGATTTTTCAACCGCAGCTGATCAAACAGAAGCCAATAGAACTTTTGCTTTTATGGCATCAGGATGGGGTCCAGTTGAAAATCGACCAGACTCAGGCACAACATTCACAGCAATTCAATCTATCACAGAACCAACTAAAGATCCAGTAGATGGTCAATATTGGTACAACACAACTGTTGACGAAGTTGACCTGTTGATTCACAATGGTTCATCATGGGTTGGTTATCAGCATGCTGGCAACACATCAGATGCTAGAGGTTGGAATCTCACAAACACAGATCCAAATGGTCCAATTATTTCAGCCACAGAGCCAACCACACAGACAGACGGTACTGCTCTAGTAAATGGTGATATTTGGTTAGACACAGCAGATCTAGAAAACTATCCAAAGATTTACAGATACGATTCATCACAATCAAGCGGTGACGAATGGGTGTTGATCGACAACGGTGATCAAACTTCACAAGACGGTATTTTATTTGCTGACTTCCGTTATCATGCTAATGGCACAGATGATGTGGTTCAAACTGAAACATTAATCACTGATCTGTTAACATCTTCATATGTTGACATTGACAGACCAGATCCAGCACTGTATCCAAAAGGTATGCTAGGATTTAACACAAGAAGATCTGGATACAATGTAAAACAGTTCAAAAAGAATTGGTTCTCAAGATCAAACTTTTCTGATGTTACAACATATCCAACACTTCCAACAGAAAAAGATGCTTGGGTATCTGCTTCTGGTTTACAAACAAATGGTTCACCTTACATGGGTAGAAAAGCACAGAGAAACATCATTGTGGAAGCAATGAAATCAACTGTGGAATCAACCACTGAACTCAGAGAAGAGCAGAGAGAATTCAATCTATTAGCAGCTCCTGGTTATCCAGAACTGATTGGTAACCTAGAAACACTGAATGCTGACAGAAAAGAAACTGCTTTTGTGATTGGTGATTCACCGTTTAGACTAGAACCAAACTCAACAGCAGTAACCAATTGGGCTAACAACACAGCAGGTGCTTCAGACAATGGAGAACAAGGACTGGTGTCAACTAATTCATTTACAGGTGTGTTTTATCCATCAGGATTTACCACAGACCTAGCAGGCGAATCAGTAGCAGTTCCACCGTCACACATGATGATGAGAACCATTGCTTTCAATGACACAGTGGCATTTCCATGGTTTGCTCCAGCCGGTGTAAGAAGAGGTGTTGTAGACAATGCTTCATCAGTAGGTTACATTGATTCAGAAGGCGAATTTGTAACAACGGCTGTTTCAGAAGGGTTAAGAGATGCTCTTTACTCTGTGAATGTGAATCCAATTTCATTTATCACAGGAGCAGGTTTATTAAACTTTGGTCAAAAAACAAGACAACTGACTGCTTCAGCACTAGACAGAATTAATGTTGCTAGATTAGTTGCTTTTGTTAGACTACAGTTAGATAAAATAGCAAGACCGTTTATATTTGAACCCAACGATTCACTGACAAGAAACGAAATTAAACAGTCAGTGGAATCATTCTTGCTTGAACTAACAGCTCAGCGAGCACTGTTTGACTTTGCTGTGGTATGTGACGAATCCAACAACACACCAGCAAGAATTGACAGAAACGAACTGTATGTTGATGTGGCAATTGAACCTGTGAAAGCAGTGGAATTCATCTACATTCCAGTTAGATTAAAGAACACAGGAGAAATAGCAGCTCAAGGCCTTTAAAGGTACAAGTTAGCGAAAGGAAAATTGAATAGTAAATATTCATACTAGGAGAAAACAAAATGGCAGTATCAACACTATCAAAATTTACAGTTCCACTAGCAAGTGATCAATCATCAGCCTCTCAAGGCTTGTTGATGCCAAAATTACAGTATAGATTCAGAGTCATACTTGAAAATTTTGGTGTGTCAACTCCTAGATCAGAACTTACCAAACAAGTCATCGACGTAACAAGACCGAATGTATCATTTGATCAAGTCACACTGGATGCTTACAACTCAAGAGTGTACATGGCAGGCAAACACACATGGGAGCCTATCACACTTAATGTAAGAGATGATGTCAACAACGAAGTGTCAAAACTAACTGGTGAACAGTTACAGAGACAGTTTGATTTCTTTGAGCAATCATCAGCGGCAGCTGCAGGTGACTACAAGTTTACATCAAGAGTTGAAATACTCGACGGTGGCAACGG